ATTGGTCCGCATTCGTTACCGCGTTGCGTGACTAGGGGTGCCCGTTTTTGGAAAATTGGGGGGCTAGTGTTGTTGTTTGGTATGGATGGGAGCCATACCCGTTTTTCTAAAAAAAAAAAAAACTCTTAGAAAAGAAGAAAGGGAAAAAACTGGGAAAAGAACAAAGCGCAAAAAACTGCGGAAGGACATAGCCTTGCTAGAGTTTAGAGCCATACGTGGCACACCATGCCGGAACCATATCCCTCGATTGCGGAAAGCACGGCCCCCCAGTCATGCGAGGCGATAACCGGCGCGGGCGCGGGCGGACGCGGGCGGACGGCGCATAACGGGCTGCGGCATCGAGCTTGGATACGGCATGGCGCGGGCGCGATGCAATCCTACGGGCATGAAAACGCCCCCCGATAACGCTAGGTCATCGGGGGGCGGGATATAGCTTGCGGCTCGCGCGGGGCTTATTCGTTTGTGATAGTCCCGTAATTGGGAACTATTTGCACATTGGACTCGTGATTCAAGTAGCAATCACAAAACTCGCGGGCAGTGTCCTTGTTAGCCCATGGACCATAAGCGGCGATAATGGATGATTGGCGCACAACACAGACAATATACATAACCGGACTCCCAGATACATGATTGCATCATAGGCGGCACGAGTCGTCCCGTGCCGCCAGTGTTGCAATCAAGCCTTGATTGTGACCTTGACCGCGCCGAGCTTTTCAGCCTTGGCCTTGCGCGCGGCCATTTCCGCTTCCACCTCGTCCGCAAAGATGTCCTCGTTGTCCGCGAAGATTTCATCGAGGATTGCCGCGCGGCCCGCCGCATCCGCCTCCTTGTATGCCTTGACCTTGGCGTGCTTCGGATTGTTCTTGGCGAAAATGGAGCGGAACCATTCGCCCACGATGATGCGCGCGACCTTGTCGCGTTCGGTCAGACCCGCACCACCCGAAGTTCGGTGTGTCCATTGCCCGGCGAGCAGAGCGTCCGCCGCCTTGTCCATGGCGGCCTGAGCCTCGTCGAGCGTTTTGTATTGGCTCGCGGCGTCAGCGAGCTTTTGCTTAAGGCCATGCATCGCGAGATGGGCGACGATATCCGCGGAAAGCTTGGTCACGTCAATCGTAACCGAGGCAGCCCATGACTTGTCGCGCGGTCCCTTATAGACTGTCTGCGAGGCGGGAAGGTTGATGGTAATCGACATATTAGACTCCTAATGTAGTCCGCCGCACCATTGCGCCGGATGCATTTTTATTCCCACAACTCGCCCGCAATGTCAACCCATCGAAAAGAAAAATTTTTTGTTCATATTTCAGCCGAGCTGCATGAACGGATGCGCGAAATTGACGTGAGGCCCTAGGGGTATTTTGGCGGAGGGGAGGGGGCCCGGCCTATACTTACACCCCACCAAATTTTGTGGCTGAGCACCTATATGGCTCCGATACCCACTATTGCCAACCCCTGTAGGTCGTGATATAGTTGGCGCATGAGCCAGCCCCTTGACATACCATTCCGGACTGTTGGACGAGCCGGGCGCCGGATTGTTGCGGCGGAAGTGCGGCAATTAGAAGCTTCCGATATGGAACTTCTTGCCGCCGAAAAAGGTAGTCGGCCGCCGCCGCTTAAAAGGCTCGGAGATCGACACCACGCACTAGCTCGTTGCCTCGCTTCCGGCATGAGCGATGGTGACGCGGCACTTGCTTGCGGTTACGTGATTAGCCGGGTTAGTGTTTTAAAATCTGATCCAGCGTTTAAAGAACTGCTTGCCCTCTATCGTGAAAACACAAATCGAGTCTATAGGGATATGCATGAGCGTTTGGCTGGACTTTCTCGCGATGCGGCTGAAGAACTTCATGCAAGACTTGAGGAGGATATGCAGTCGGAAGAAAAGTCGATTAGCATTGGGCAATTGCTTGAAATTACGAAGCTAGGCGCGGACCGGACTGGTTACGGTCCACAAACTAGCCAGAATGTAAACGTTAATGTCGGGATTGCCTCGAGACTAGAACAAGCGCGGGTTCGTCTTGCTCAGCGCCAAGCATCACAGGCGATCATTGAACATGACTGAAATTAACCTTATAGAACAACTAGCAGAGTTTAGTAACGACGCCTACGGTTTCGTGCTTTTTAGCTTTCCTTGGGGCGAGCCCAGCGAACTAGCTGACCACGATGGGCCGCTAGACTGGCAAATTGAAGTTTTGAAAGACTTATCTGCTGGCCTTACAACCATTGACGAGGCAATTCTTATCGCTCGCACATCAGGCCACGGTATTGGTAAGTCCGCGTTGGTAGCCTGGATTATTTTGTGGGCCATTAGCACCTATGAAGATACAAAAGGAGTGGTTACTGCCAACACAGAAAACCAGTTGAAAACAAAAACCTGGGCCGAGGTCGCTAAGTGGTATCGCCTATTCATTGGGCGCGATTTGTTCAAGCTAACTGCCACCGCACTATTTTCTGTTGATCCTGACCACGAGAAAACTTGGCGGATCGACATGGTTCCTTGGAGCGAAAAAAATACCGAGGCGTTCGCTGGTTTGCACAACCAAGGTAAACGCATTCTTGTCATTTTCGATGAAGGTTCTGCTATTCCCGACACAATTTGGGAAGTGACGGAAGGCGCATTAACTGACCGAAATACTCAAATCATTTGGGCAGTTTTTGGCAACCCAACTCGAAACACCGGACGCTTCCGCGATTGTTTTCCCGGCGGCAAATTTGCACATCGCTGGCAAGCTGCTGCGATTGACAGCCGGACAGTTCCCATTAGCAATAAAAAGCAACTTCAGCGTTGGGTAGATGACTACGGGGAGGACAGCGATTTTGTCCGTATTCGCGTGCGCGGCATCTTTCCTCGCGTTGATGCTGAAAGCTTTATTAGCTTTAATCTGGCGGCTGAAGCTGTTGAGCGTCCAATTGTTCCACAAGGCGGGCCAGTTATTCTTGGCGTAGACGTCGGACGCTTTGGTGACGATCCTAGCGTTATTTATCCTCGTCAAGGTCGCGATGCTTTGAGCCGCCCAATTGAAATTTTTTACGGGCTCGATACTATGACGTTGGCAGGTAAAGTGGCTGCAGCCTTCCTTCGTCATGGGGCCACCGTGTGCATGGTGGATGAGGGAGGTGTCGGAGGTGGTGTGGTAGACCGCCTCCGGCAACTTCGCATCCCTGTCATCGGTGTAGATTTTGGCAGCAAGCCTGATTATTTCTACGGCGAGAGCACTCGCTACGCAAATAAACGCGCTGAAATTTGGGGCGCGGTTCGTGACTGGCTTCCGATTGGCGCAATTCCAAATATCAGCACAGGCGATGACATTACTCTTGTCGATGAGTTAGCCGGCCCGACTTACGGCCTGAATGCGAAAGAAGCTATTCAACTTGAGAGCAAAAAAGAGATGCGACGGCGTGGTGTAGCTTCGCCAAATGCTGCTGACGCACTTGCTTGCACATTCGCCTACCCGTCTTACGAGTTTCAATTCTCCACAGCATCTGAAGCTTTTAAAGCGCAGAAGCCTGTAGTCGCACCAGACTATAACCCTTTTGCCCGTGAAAATATTTATCTTTAGGAGTTTGCAATGTCCTTTATGCGTCCTAAAATCCCCGCTGCTCCACCGCCAGCTAACGCGGCAGTTTCTCCTATTCAGGCTTCAGCTGGGTTGGAAAATCAAGAGCCTATGCGCGGTCCAAGCTCTTTTATCACTACAAGCGGGCAGGGATTGAAACGAAAGCCTGAAACCCAGCGCACTTCTTTAATCGGCGGTTAATATGAACATCTCTTTTGAGGAAGGTCGAAGGCTGCAAGAAGTGCTCGCGGAGCTTAAGCTTTCGCGCGCTCCTTTCTGGCATTTGTGGCGGGAGGTTGCAGACTATTTCCTCCCTAAACGTTACGTCTGGCTGGAAAGCGGGGACGAGAACCGGCGCGCTCAGAATGCCAAAAATCCGCATATCTTAGACAGCACAGGAACGCTGGCTGTTCGCACTCTTGCCTCCGGCATGATGAACGGCATTACCAGTCCATCTCGGCCTTGGTTCAAGCTAAAAGTTTCTGGTTATCAGCAGGCATCAAATGAAGTGGCGCGCTGGCAGGAAGAAGTTGCGCGCCGAATGCTTTCTGTAATGGCGGAAAGTAACTTCTACAGTAGTATGGCTACGCTTTACCTCGATCTCTGCACTTTTGGAAGCGCAGCTTCTTTGATCTACGAAGATGACGAGAACGTCATTCACTGCTATAACCCCGCACTGGGTGAATTTTATTTTGGTCAGTCTTATCGCTTAACTGTCGATACCTTTGCGCGCGAATTTCAAAACAGCGCCAAGCAACTTGTGCAAAGGTTTGGTGCCGAAAACTGCAGTGACATAATTGCAGCGGCGGCAAAAGGTGGCGGGGCTAATGCTCTTAAGCTACATAAAATCACACATCTGATCGAGCCTAACCGGCCCGATAGTGGCATTTCCCAGTCTTTCGCTTATATGGAAACGTATTGGGAAACTTCGGAAGTAGCAAAAGGCAAAGTGTTGGCTCGTCGAGGTTTCAACGAATTGCCTGGCATTTTTCCTCGTTGGGAAGTCACAGCAAACGATGCTTACGGAACCAGTCCGGCAATGGATGCGTTGGCTGATGTAATCCAGCTACAACTTGAAACTAAGCGAAAAGCGCAAGGTATTGACAAAGTTGTAAACCCTCCAATTGTAGCAGATGTTCAACTTCAGCATCGCCCTATGGCACTACTTCCTAACGGCATTACTTATGTGAGCGGACAAAATAATGTCGGAGCAAAGCCACTTTATCAAATCCAACCACCACTACAAGAAATGGTGGAGGACATTCGGGAAATTCAAACTCGTATTAGAGAAACTCTACATAACGATTTGTTTCGGATGATTTCTCAACTCGACACTGTTCGTAGCGCAACTGAAATTGACGCTCGGCGTGAAGAGAAACTGGTGCTTCTCGGCAGTGTTCTGGATCGTTTTGAGAAAGAAGCTTTGTCTCCCGCAATCAATCGAGTCTATTCCATCATGGATCGGCGTGGCTTGTTGCCTGAACCGCCCGTTGAATTGGAAGCGGGAACTCCTGTTGATATAGAATACGTTAGTATTTTGTCTACTGCTCAACGCGCTGTGTCCGCGGCACCAACAGAACGGTGGCTTCAGCTTATCGGTAATCTTCTCCAAGTCGCTCCGGAAGTCGGGAAGGTTCCTGATTGGAACGCACTGATCCGCAACTATGGTATTGACATTGGAGTTGAAGCACGGAATATGAAGTCGCCGGAGCAAATTCAAGCCGAAGAACAGGCTGCGGCTGAAGCACAAGCAGCAGCACAGGCTTTGGAACAAATAAATCAAGCTGCCGGCGCAGCGCAACAACTTTCTGAGACAGATGTAGGGGGCGGTGTAAATGCGCTGCAGGTTATGTTGGCGCAAAGCTGAGTGTGGTGTATGGCTTCTTTACAATCCCATAGAGGCATGATATGAACGAAAACATATTGAAACGGCGGTGGGCTAGAGAAGATGACGCTGCAATTGAGGAAGCTATTCACGCACTACTGAAGCATAGACAAGGCCGCAAATTTTTGTGGTGGCTTCTTCGTCTCGGAGGTGTTGGTCTACAACCTTACGCGAGTAATGCATTGCAGACGTCATTTAATTGCGGAACACTGAACGTAGGCAACCAAATTCTTGAAGAACTCCTGAGGGTTTCGCCCGAAGGTTATATTGAAATGATGAAGGAAAACGCTGATGAACGAAGAAACAGAGACGCCGAACTTGCCGCCGCAAGAAACGGAAACGCCGAGTCTGATTTCATCGACACCGGAAGCTGAAAATAAACCAGCGGAAAGTGAAGCTCCGCCTCCGGAACCTGTTGAGCCGCTCACAGCAGAAGATATTACTATTCCTGAGGGACTGATAGTCTCTGACGAGCTTCGGGACGACTTCTTGTCCGTGCTAAACGCCGAGATGACTCCCAAAGAAAGAGCACAAGCTCTGATTGATCTGCAAGCGAAGGTAGCTGAACAGGCGTCGGAAACGGCAAGCCAGCAGTTCGCTGACCAACAACGGCAGTGGCAAGATGAGGTGAAGAATGATCCGGAATTGGGGGGCGTAAAATTTACACAAACCCTTAGCGGCATTCAACGCCTTGTCGATCAGTTCGGCAATGAAGACTTTGTAAATGTCATGGCAATGACTGGTGCGGGCAACAATATTCATGTTGTTCGTTTTTTCCATCAGATTGCTCAGCGCATGAATGAAGGCGGGCCGATCTCTGGCAGTCCTTCTGCACAAGCAGAGGATGCCGCTTCCCGTATGTTCCCGAGTATGAAAGGATAAGTAAATGGCTGTGCTTGCCAACACAAATCCGACTCTTCTCGATCTTGCCAAGCGGAGCAATCCTGACGGCTCGATCGCAGATATTGTCGAAATTCTGAACGAGACAAACGAAATCCTCATGGACATGACATTCCAAGAGGGTAACTTGACCACGGGGCACCGGACGACTATTCGCACTGGTATTCCCGAACCGACTTGGCGTAAGCTTTACGGTGGCGTCCAGCCTACCAAGTCTACGACCGCACAGGTCACTGACAACACTGGTATGCTTGAAGCCTATGCTGAGGTAGATAAGGCGCTGGCTGACCTTAACGGCAACACTGCTGCGTGGCGTCTGTCTGAAGACTTGCCTCACATCGAAGGCATGAATCAGGCGATGGCGGAGACTATTTTCTACGGCGATGAAACTGTGTATCCGGAGCGGTTCACTGGACTTGCTCCGCGATATAACAAACGTTCCGGTCATCCTGCAGCAGAAAACGTCATTCATGGCGGTGGTTCCGGCGCTGACAACGCTAGTATTTGGCTTTGTGTTTGGGGGCCGAATACTGGTTTTGGGATTGTTCCCAAGGGCAGCACGGCTGGTTTGCAGATGCAGGACAAGGGCCAAGTGACCATCGAAAATGCTGATGGAAACAATGGCCGAATGGAAGCGTATCGGTCGCATTATCGCTGGGATGCGGGTTTGACTATTCGTGACTGGCGGTATTTTGTCCGCATTTGCAATATCGACCGTTCGGAACTGAATGCTGCAATCACCGGCAACAGTGCAAATCTGCCGTCGCTGATGTTTGATGCAATTGAGCGTATCCCCAATCTTTCGCTGGGACGACCTGTGTTCTATATGGATCGAGGCATAAAGTCGATGTTCCGGAAGCAACTTGCTACGCTCAAGGACAACATTACCGTGGAAGAAGTTGCTGGTATTCGCGTGGATACTTGGCAGGGTATTCCCATTCACCGAGTTGATGCGCTTTCGGCTGACGAAGCGCTGGTTCCGGCATAAGGAGAACGTGACATGATCTTGGATAAAAGAACTGAGTTTGCGGATAGCGTAGCCGTTTCTGGCGCAGCTGGAACGCGCAACGTAGGCGATACCATTCCTCTCGGTTTCGCTCGCGACCTTGGCAACGGTCAGCCGGTGTATGTTTACTTTTTGGTGGACGCTGCACCGACTGGAGCAACTACAGTGGAGTTCCGGCTTGTGTCGGATAACACTGGAGTGCCTGCAACAAACGGAAGTGCAACAACGCATATCAGCACTGGCGCACTTCCGATTGCTTCGCTCCCAGCCAAGAAACGCTTTGTATACGCTCTTCCTCTCGAAGGCGCGGCATATAGGCAGTTTCTTGGATTGCAAGTCGTTAATACTGGAGGTAGTCCGCTTGCCGATCTGGTTGTGACTGCCGGCCTTACTCTTGATCCAGCCGGTTGGCAAGCTTATCCGGAGGGGAATAACTAATGAAGGTCAAAGTTATCAAGAGCTGGTTTACGCCAGATAATCGGCTGCTGAAAGCGGGGATACATGATGTTCCTGACGATTGGTTGTTGCCCTCTAGCGTAGAAGTGATTGAAGAACCTGAACTGCCGAAAAAACCGGCGGTTAAGTAAGGACTCGGTTGGTGAAGATAAATTCAGAAATTGGCGTATATAACCTAGCCCTTAACGCTGTAGGTGAGCGCGCTAATATATCTTCACCAACTGAAAACTCGCGTCGGGCTGAGGTTTGTCAACTCTGGTATCACTTGGTTCGTGACCAAGTGTTAGAGGCGGCACCTTGGCCCGAAGCAACTCAAACCAGACGTCTTGCGCTTAGTGCAGTTGCGGAAGGAGAATGGGCTGTCGGGCATCCAATGCCAGGTTATAGTCATGTTTTTGCTCTTCCCGCAGATTGCCTTCGCCCGCAACATCTGGAAGATTTTTTGCCATTTGAGTTAAGCACGGAAAACGAAGTAAAACTACTCCACTGCAACACAAGCAGGCCTATTCTGCGGTATACTTACGTGCAGGAAAATGTGGCGCTGTGGTCGAATAATTTGCTGATGGCAATTGTCTATGGACTTGCAGCTCATATTTCGCAACCATTAACCGGAAAAACAAGTTTGACTAATGCGCTGATCGAGCGGGCTAATGATATGATTTTAGCCGCAAGAGTGAGTAGCGCAAATCTGCCACAACAGCAGTTTAACGTTTTGCCTGATTGGATCACTGGGCGCGGCTATCGACACGAGTCTCGCAATCAATTCTTCTACCCATCAGGAAGTCTTCTTTATGTCAGTTGATTTGGTAAAATTTGCGTTTATTGCGGGGGAAATTTCTCCGACGCTGTTTGGTCGGACTGACCTTACCAAGTTTGACTTTGGCATGGCTGAAGCCACAAATTTTTTTGTGGATTATCGCGGGGGACTGAGCACTCGACCCGGAACTGAATTCTTTGAGTATGTGAAAGAGGATGCGCGGAAGACGCGATACTTCCCTTTTACATTTTCAGTTGAAGAAGAAGATACTCACATAATCCTCTTTGGCCATAATTATATTCGATTTCTTCAAGGAGGAAATTATATTTTGTCGGCAGCTGTCGCTTGCACAACGGCGGGCGGAACAGTTACTGCTGTAGGCCACGGACTTACAGAAGGTCGATGGATTAAATCTGGAGGTATTTCCTATCGAGTAGGAGATGTAACTTCAGATACTTTCAACATCTACACAATTCCGCACGACGAAATTGCATCATCCGTTAGCTTTACTTCTTACCAGCCTGTTTATGAGATTGCTTCTCCTTTCAGTGAAACTGACTTAGATGATTTGCATTTTAACCAGTATCGTGATGTAGTAAAAATAACTTCGCCATACTTTCCGCCTCATGATCTTACGCGACTTGGAGAAGCGGATTGGACGCTGACTGAAGCTGATATAAGCAAGTTTGCAAAAGGGCCGTCAATAACTGGCGGCACAAGTAGTAGCAGCGGAAACGCGCAGGTTATTTTTGCGGTAACTAAGACGCTGGAAGATGGAACGGAAAGCATATCTGGAAATCCTTTTAAGCTTTCTAACATCGTAAATTATACTGCAACTGAAGGGTCTGTCAGCATTTCTTGGGCACCTGCGGATGACGCAGTGTCTTACAGTGTATATCGCTCTATTGTGAGCACAAATGAAGTGCTGTCTTTTGGGAGTGAACTTGGCTATGTTGGTCGAACAAAAGGGACTAAGTTTACTGACCCAAACATTGTGCCTGACTTTGGTCGCGCACCTTCATTAAATCGCTCGCCGTTTACTCCAGGCGCAATTACAAGCGTTAGAATTACTGACGGAGGAAATTCTTACACTTCGCCTCCTACTGTATCCGCTACTGGAGGAGGAACTGGCTTCACTGCTCGTGCAATTATTGACGACGCAGGAAAAGTTGTAAATGTGCTGATAGAAAACGGCGGCGCTGGTTATGTTAATCCTACCATTACCTTTACCGGCGGCGGAGGCAGTGGAGCAACAGCAACGGCAACGGCACGAGCGCTCACCGGAACTTACCCGTCACTAAGTATTATTTTTCAGCAACGCCAACTTTATGCGGCTTCACTCGAACAGCCAATTACAATTTGGGGAAGTCAGATCGGGCGATTTGATAACTTTAATCGTAGTGAATTGGTTCTTGCTACTGATGCGTATGACTTCACGCTTGACTCCAGCGGCGTCAGTCCTATCCGTCATTTATTTCAGATGCGAGGCGGGCTTATGGTTATGACCGCTGAAAACATTTGGTTGCTTAGTGGCGGAAATAATAATCAAAGCTTAACGCCGACGAATGCTTTGGCCGAACCTCAGACTTATACTGGCGCAAGTAAGTTGCAACCTATTCGTGTCGGCACGTCAATTCTTTACACTGAAGGTAAAGGCTATGCTGTCCGAGAGTTGCTTTATAATGAATTTTCTCGAGTATATAGCGGCCAAGATCGAAGCATTCTTGCCAATCATCTTTTCGGCCCAGGAAAGGAAATTATAGCTTGGGGATTTCAAGAGTCTCCATATAAAGTTGTCTGGTCAATCCGCAGAGATGGAAAGTTGCTAGCTTTCACCACAGTTCCTGATGAAGATGTTTTTGCTTGGACTTCATCTGAGACACAGGGCAGATTTACTGATCTCGTAGTAATTCGTGAAGGAACTGAAGATCGAGTTTATCTCATGGCAGAGCGATTTATCGCTGGCCGGTGGACAAAGTTTGTCGAACGTATGGACCTTCGCCAGTTTACAAATATTGAAGATGCTTGGTGCGTTGACTGTGGTCTTCAATACCCGCTTCAATATCCTCCGGGCACTGTAACTGTGCATAAAGGAAACTACGCGACAATTGAAGGCGGAAGTTTTTCTGATTGCACTGGTGCGGCACTTCGACTTGGTAATGGGCTGTGGCGAGTAACTTCTCACACCTCAACAAGAGCGGAGTTAATTCAACTGATTGAACCTACAACTTGGGTTCCTGAGACCGACAAAGCGTATACTTTTCCAGCCACCGAAGGTGAGTGGTCACTTACCATGCCCGTTAATTCTGTAAGCGGCTTACATCACCTTGAAGGTGAGATGGTTTCTATTCTCGCTGATGGTAATATGGTAGCAAGACAGCGTGTTGTCGATGGTCAAATTCATCTGGAAGAACCAGCTTCTCGCATTATTGTCGGTCTTCGTTTTACTTGCAAAGCAAAAACTTTGCCGCTTATTGCTCCCGAAGAAAATATTGAGGCTAAGCGAAAGCGGATCATAGCTGTAACAATGCGGCTTACCAACAGTCGAGCTCTTAAAGTTGGCGATAGCTATGATACAGTATATGAGTTTCCTGCTCGATCGGATGAACCTTGGGGAAATCCTATTCGACCATTAAGCGGGATTGCTCATACTCCGGTTGGTTCGTCTTGGGATGAAGATAGTTTTACGTATTTCTTGCTTGACGATCCTTTACCTGCGACATTGCTAAGTCTCGTGCAATCTGTGGAGGTTGGCGATGAAGGAAATTAATAAACTCCCTAATTTAGACTGGACAGATCGGGCGCGACGACAAATTGATGCTGCTGGCGGGAACGCACTTATTAACATGAGTCATGTCGCGTATCGTCTCGGCAATGCTGGAGTGATTGGTCTTATTTATGGTTCGCTGCTCTCACCACCATGGCTTTGGTTTGCGCTTGCAAAGAATGTAACTATGCGAGATTTAATTGACTTTCGCCGTATGCAAAATCTTATCCCGCCAGGAACTTTTGCGGCAGTTGAAGATGCGGATAAAGTTGCGTATCGTTTCGCCTCGTTTTTCGGGTTTGTGCAAACTGGACATGAAGTTGAGCATGAAGGGCAGTTGTATTTATTGATGAGGAAAGTGTAATGGCTTTTGTTGCACCAATTCTTCCTGCACTTGGTAGTTTTTTCGGGAGTGCTTCTGGCATTGTTGCTACAACTGGGGCTGCGCTGGGTGCCGCGACTGCAATTTCTCAAGGAAACTATCGAGCTGCTATAGCTAAGCAAAACGCAAAAATTGCTGAGGCCAATGCTGCGCGCGAGTCTATGGCGGGTCAAACTGAGTCTATGCGGTTGTCCCAAGAAAATGCTGGGCGAGTTGCTCAACTTACTGCAGATCAAGCTGCTAGTGGTTTATCGCTACAAAGCGGAGGATTTGTTGGCGGTCGTGCACTAGAAACTCGTATCGGTGCAATGGAAGCGCGAGATGCTGCCCGTGCAGGAGCTGATCGTTCTCAAGCTAGTATGCAACAAGCGGCAAATTTTCGAGGTGAAGCTCGTAATGCCAAAATGCAAGGAATGCTTGGAGCGGCTGGTAACATTATAGAGCTTGGCAATAAATTTGCTCGAAGTCCGCAAGCAGCTTCACTTATCAACAAAAGCCCGATTAAAAAGAGGTTTTCCTGATGGAAATTCGTCGCAGTGTTCGAACTCAAGCAAGCTTTGGCGGACGTCGAGAGTTTGTCCAAACTCAACAGCTTGATTTTTCTCCAATTACCAAAGGACTTGGAGATATTCAACAAACTGTTGACGTTGTTCGTCGCGAGCGGCAGTCTTTCGAACTTCAGAAACGGCTGCTTGAAGAAAACAATAATCTTGAAGCTGATTTAGAAACTCGTCGCCGCGATCCTAATATGGACCCGTTCACATTTTCAGTGACTGTTGATAGCGATTATACCAACAGAGCAAATGAAGTTGTAGAACAATTTAGAAAGCTTGGCTTTGATCCCGATCTTGTAGATGATTTTGCTCTTGGTATGACGCGAATTCGGAATAACCTAACCGAGAAAGCTACTACGTATCAGCTTTCTGCGTTAAACCAGCGGGCGGTTGTTGAAACTGGAAAGCTTCTTGATGAAGGAACTAGACAGGTTGTTATTGATCCTGATAACTACGAAAAGTATGTTTCTTTCATCGAAGATACAATTAGACTTAATCCTGATTTAACTGATGAAGATCGCACTCGCGCCATTAATGCTCTGCGTCCAACACTTTCGCAAGCTGGTGCTGAGTCTTTGGCTATGGAGCGGCCTGAATTTGTTATTAGTCAGCTTGATCCAACTGGCCGCTGGGTAAGCCAGCGAGAGGCGAAGCAAGCTGGTTCTGAGAAAGGCACTGCTGTTGGAGAAGGGCCGGAGGCTATTCGTGAAGCAGCAGAAGAACTTGGAGTTACGCCAACAGAATTGGCAGCTATCGCTAATTATGAAAGCGCGGGAACTATGCAACCTTCTATCGTAGGAGGAGCTGGTGGACGCTATGTCGGCATTTTTCAGTTTGGTCCAGAAGAGCAACGCAAATATGGCGTGACTCGCGAAAGTAGTTTTTCTGACCAAGTTAAAGCTCTTGTTCGCTTTGCAAAAGATCGAGGTTACACGCCCGGAATGGGGTGGCAAAAACTTTACACCACCATTAATGCGGGTAATCCTGGCGCGTCTGTCAATGTCGCAGATGTAAATGGAACGCAAGCTGAACATTATGCAAGAATAGAACGGGAGCATTTTCAAAAAGCGCGAGAATTTCTCGGGATTAACTCTGATCTTGTTGGCGGCGGAGAACGTGTGCCGCAACCTGGTGATGTAATTTCTGTAGCATTGCCGCAGAGTGAGGCAGGACAAGATAACAATTTGTCGCGCACCAATCTTCCAGAAGAGAATGAAATTGTAGTTAAGCCAGAAAGTTTGCATCCTGTTCTTCGAGATTTAACAGGACCTGAGCGATTGAAACTTCTTCGTTTGTCCTACGAAAAAACACAACAAAGTCGCTCTAACGCAAAAGCTGAAATGGACCTTCGGCTTGATATTATTCGAACTCAGATTGACACTAATAAAGGAGTGGTTACTGAACCTATTCCTACCATGGAAGAGCTGCTTCCTATCTATGGAGAAGTAGCAACTCCTCAAATCATGGCGGAGATTGAAACACTCCAGAAACGGGCAACCTTTATGCGCGACTGGCAGACGAGTAGTGTTGATGAAATTAATCGAGAAATAGAAGCATTGCGTCCTGCACAGACTGATCCCGCATTGCCTGTTAAAATGAAAATTTTTCAAGAAGCGCTCCAAGTGCGGGATAGAATTATTGAGGAAAGACTGAAAGACCCGGCTGCTTATGCTTTAAGCGTTAATCCAAAATTGGCCGAAGCAGTTAACGCAGGTGACTCATTTGCTTATTACAAACTTCAACGAACTGAGCAAGCTCGTCTCGGCATTCCACCTAATCAGCGCAATCCTTGGCCTAAAGAATATATTGCGGGAGAGAAAGCGAATTATGAGCGGTTGTCGATTCGGCAACGTTATGACTGGATGCTTCGTCATATGCGTGGGGCAAATGCGGCTGAATTTGCAAACTTTGCTGCTGAGTTTGAAGGCTCGGCTGCTTACGATGACATACTAATTGCGAATATGATGTATAATATACTGCCGGCATCAAAGTTTGAGCGTAATCTTCCTCTTGCATTGCAGGGTATGGAAGCTATACGCAGAGACCCAGCTCGCAGACCTCCAGCAGAAAAAATGCTGGTTGAGTTTCAAGCTAATTTACTTGGCGGTATTCGTAGCACAAACCCAAACTTTAGTCGTTCAATTCAAAATGCGGCTGCAGCTATTTACGTAGCACGTAACGGCGATCCTGCCGCGCCAGACCCTACACTCTATCGAGAGTCTTTACGACAGGCTGTTGGTGGCACATTTGGAGACAGTTCAACTGGCTGGGGAAATTATCAAAAGAACGGCGTTCAAGATTTGACAATTTTTCCTCCTGGAGTTACTTCTCGTAAATTTGATGATTGGCTTTATTCAATGACTGATGAACAGCTTCTTTCCTTGTCATTGAACGGTCAACCGCAATATGCAACTGGTGAACCAATTCGTGCGCGAGATATTGCAAGTGAAGGTGTGCTTGTTCTGCTTGAGCCTGGAGTATACGTAGTTAAGTTTCAGTCTAAAAACGGAATTGATGAAGTTGCATATGGTGCAGATGGAAACCCTTTGCAACTTCGTATTCGTGCTAAAGACATTAATAGTGCTCCGAGTATTCGTAAATCAAGCGGACTTCCAGAAGTTAAAAGGAATGCTTTCTGATGGGACTTTTTTCTTCAGATATGACTCAAAACTTTACGCCTGCCTTAGGCAAGCCAACTGGTTTTTTCGAAAACCTTATTCAAGGGTATCGGCAACAATTTGTTGTTGACTCTCCTTATTCGCTTGAGTCAGAAGTTGAAAATGCTTGGAAATCTACGCTGCTAGAATATGAAAAAATAACTGGGAAGAAACCTAATTTTCGACGAGATATGGCCGCGCTTAATAGCTACGCTCGAGTCATTCAGGGTGAAGATGTTTCTTTTTGGCAACGCGATATTAGCGGAGAAATAACGCCAGACCTTCAGCAAAGCATTACGGCCTTTAAAGCTTTTAATGAAGAAATTAAGGCGATGAATGATCCACGTCTTAAATCTTTTGAGACTGTGCTTGAAGAAGTTTTTGAGTTGCAAAAAAGTGTAGAAAAACAAACTGCACTAATGGGTGAAACAGGTGGTATCAGTGGCGCTATCGGGCAATTTATCGGGGCAACTGCTGGAACGCTTACTATTAGAGACCCTCTCGCTTTAGCAACTCTTGGCGTTGGAGGTATTGGTCGATCAATTGCTACTCGGATTGCAACCAGCGCGGCGGCTAGCGGCGCAATTACTGCTGCGACTGAATTTGGTTCAGTGATACCTAATAGAGAATTAGCCGGGTTACCTGAACGCGATCCTTTATTTGATGTTGCAGTATCTGCAGCGGCGGGCGGGGTGTTTGAAGGCATTGGAGTGGTAGCGGCAAGATTGCTACGAGATAGGCAACTGCGCGCACAAGCAGCAGAAAAAATTGATCGTGCTGCAACTCGAGATCAGCTTCGTGAGTCTCTCGATGAAATTGATGATCCTCGCGCGCGTGGTGCTGCACACATAATGGATATGGAAGAAGTTGTTATTAAAGCTTCCCCATACGGAACGACTAGAGAAGGATTACGCCGATTTACAGCAGAATTAGAAGAAATTCGCAGCTTGTTTGCGGGAGAAACTGCAATAGCGCGAGTGCTTCCTCCGATACCCGCAGATGAACTTGAAAAACTAGCAGATTTTGATATTGTTCGAGCAAAAGAGCCGGAAGTGTTTGCTAGGTTAGATCGAGCGCGAGATAAATTGGCTCGGGCACAAGCAAGACTTGATGATATTGAAGCTAATATGCCGACTTTTGAAGACGCCATTGAGTCAATTGATCCTGATACTGGAGCAATTGTTCGGGGGTATTTAAAGGAACTAGAAAAACCTGGTCTTACAACAGCTAAACGCAGAGAAATTGAAAAACAACTTGATATTATAACTCAGAGTATTTCAGTAGAAGCTATTGAAGCTCGAATGAATGATCTTCAGATTATGCCAAGAAAAATGCTGAAAACTCAACGCAATAGCTTGCGGAGTGCTAATAAAGAATACAAAAAAGCAATGGCTGAGGTAGAAGCTGCACGTGAACGGTTTCGGATTGAACAAGCAGCAGTTGAAAAGTTAGAAACCTTGAAAGTTGCAAACAGCCTCGTTGACGCTGTAGCTTCTGGCCGAACCCCAGTTCAAATGATGCGACTTAATGGCGGTGCGGCTGAAGCAGTGGCTCGACGGTTTGAGGAGTTGCCCGAGGATTTAATTTCTGAAGCTGATGCATTGCTTTCTCGTTTTTCGGATGACGCAAAAACTATTGATTTAGGTGAAGAAATTTCTCTTGATATGACAATATTCGATGACAGTGGAAATTCAATTACTGTTCGAGAGTTATTGGAAGATTTGAAAGAAGATCAGCGCCTTGACGCTGCAATGAGGAGTTGTGTGCTATGAGTTTTTTGGACTGCCTTGATGGTCAAGTAACTGCTGATCGTGTTAATAAAGAACGTGTTGAAAAAGCAAAGCGGGCTTATAAGGAAGACTATGAGCGCGCATTGCTTGAAGGCATTGATCCTATAACAGCTGATACTGCTGCGGCTAAAAAAGCTGTTGATGCTATTTCATCTGTAAATGGAATTCGGCGGTGGCAGAGAATCAAAGATATTCGAGCTATGCACGATATTCAGCAAAGGCTACTTGCGGCTAAAGACCCTGTCCGAGAACTTGAAAATATTATGCTTCGAGTGGAAAATCATTATGAAAACGTAATAGGTGTTGCACTCTCTTTTCTCGATAACATATTATTGAAATATAAACCTCGGGCTTTTGTTGGCAGTAGAACTGATGGTCTAGATGATATTGCTCACGCAGCTTTTGGAAAGTCAACTTTTCCAGAAGCAGAAGCTGATGCAAAAGCAATTCGTGAGATGCTTGATTTTCTGCGTAAGTGGGCAAACCGGCATGGGGCTACAATTCCTGATAGTCCACATAACCGGCTGTTTCAGACGCACGATGCAGTTAAAGTTTCGCGCGCGCGAGTATATAAATTGAATGACGGCACTGAAACAAATACCTGGGTTGAAGATCATCTGCGAGAAGGTATTGTTGATTGGGATATTATGAGGCTAGATGGTGTTGCTATTCCGGTAGAAAAACGCCGCGAAGCTCTTATGTCTATGTATGAGGGTATTATTTCTGAGGGAAAAATGCGAGATAAGTATTTGACTGAAGGCGGGGTTGAAGGCAATCTCGCAAACAGACTTACTCGAGATAGGTTTTTGCATTATAAAAGCTCTGACGCATGGATTGAAATGCAGGGTAAGTATGGAGCGGGCAACCTTTACGAGCAAACTATCGGAATGGTTGAGCATATGGCGAAAGAAATTTCGATGCTTCAAACTTTTGGAACTAGTCCGGGCTCAATGAGAGAATTTGCTGGACGCTTTGCAGAGCATGAAGCTACAAAGCGAGCAAAAGCTGCGGGTAAGAATGTGCAAGCAGAAGCTAAAAGAGCGCAACGAGGTGTTAAACTTTTCAATGATATGTTTGATATACATGATAGGCGAGTGACAAGTGCGGATGGAAATTGGGCTGTTCAAGCTATTTCGGGTTTCCGCACAATGGCTGTTGGAAGTAAACTTGGTGGAGTGCTTATTCCTTCGATTATCGGCGATTTGATGAATGCAAAAATTATGAGCAAAGTTTATGGCCTGCCGCAAGCGGGACTAATTCGCAATTATATCTCAGAAGTAGCTTCTGGTAAAATAAGTAAAGCTGAGTTAATTCGGTCCGGGATTATCTATGAAAATGCGACTAACCTTGCTAGTAGCCGAGTTCGTTACTTTGGCGCAATGGACGGGCCGCATATAGCTCGCGTATTTAGCGATCAAGTTTATCGCATTGGACTGGCTTCAAAACATACGCAAGATGCGAGAAACGCTGTTGGTAAACAGTTCTTGGGCTTTCTTCATGACACAAAGAACATAAAGTTTGACGATCATCCGCTTGCGCCAGTTATGCTTGAAATGGGTATTACATCAAAAGACTGGGATGTGATGCGGAGCATTGGTTCTTATGACGTGCAAGGCGCGAAGTTTTTGCGCCCAATCGACTTGATGAAAATAGGCAATAAAGATGAGCAAGAGGTAGCGGAGAAATTTGGCGCGCTGATGCAAAATTATATTCGAGGGGCTATCCCGGATACTGATCTTCGATCGCGCCGGGCTATGGGCGAAGCTATTGATCCGAACAGCGCGCTTGGGCAGTTTAACCGCACTATGCTTAGTTTGCTTGCTTTCCCTATGGCACTGCATTTTAACCAACTTCGTCGTATTGCTTCACTACCGAATATCCGAGATAAGATGACTTATGGCGCGGCATATTTTACCTTCATGACTCTTGGCGGAGCAATAATTACGCAAGCTAAAGCATTGGTATCTGGCCAGCAGTTGTATGATATGGCTCCAACAAACCTTGACTTTTGGGGCAGGGCCATGTTAAATGGTGGTAGCATGGGGATACTAGGTGACTTGATGATGAATTATATCAACATCAACAACAGTAGCTACAGCCCAGGTGACCCAACCACAGAACTGCTAAAAGCAGTGCATAAAGTTACTGTAGATAATTTAATTGATGTAGCACAAGGGCGGCCTGCGGATATCCCTGCTGATGTGTTTAATCTTGGAAATCAGCTTGTTCCTAAGTTTTGGCACTCAAAAGTTTTGATGGAACGTGCTATTCTCGACGCAGTGCAAAGAGAATATGATCCTGAAGGATACCGGCGCGCGTTGCAATATCAGCGAGATCATGAAGAAGGAATGTGGTGGGGCCGTGGAGAAGATCCTCAGGCGCTTCGTCTTGAGACCGCTTTTGGCGGTTGATGAGTTTAGGTATGGCTCTGGCATGGGGTGCCGGGTATGGCTCTAAACTCAAACGTAGGAAACTGAAATGACAGTAGGCACTACAACAAATGTTGCAAAACTGTTAACGGATGGACTCGCAACAGAGTTTCCTTATCCCTTCATCGTGTTCAGTGCAAATCATCTTGAAGTTTTTCTCCGCGATCTTGACGGAGTTGTTGTAAAAGAATACGCGCAAAATGAACTAGGAGTTTCTGGTCTTGGGCAAAATAGCGGTTCAGTTACAATAATTCCTGCGCCTCCAGCAGACCATGAACTTGTTATTCTTCGTCGAGTGCCGGTCACTCAAGACACTGACATTGTAAATCAAGGCGGGTTTTTTCCGGAAGTTATAGAAAAACAACTTGACCTTATTGTAATGCAGGTCCAACAACTTCGAGAACAACTTAATCGAGCAATTACTAGTGATATTGGAGACCCTACGTATTCTCTTGGGCGGTTGGAAGAAAATGACATTATTCAGTTTCGCAACAACAAACTGAATGGAATAAGTATTGCAGAAGCAAGTCAGCCTGCTATTGATGCTGCAAATGCAGCGCAAGGATTTGTTGCCGCACTAGTAACTTATACGTTTGGATATATCGGGATTGAAGACTCTACGCCACCAGAAGGTGTTGCCGAAGGAGATGGCTACGTTTATGTTTTGGATGGTAGAGTCTTTGGCGCGATTAACGACGGCGGTTCTCCTGATGTAAAATTTGAACTACTTACTCGAGCACTTGCAGATACTGGCGGGCCTGGCAACGGAACAGTTGTAAGTGTTAACGGTAGTGGAGGAAATACTGGACTTACTCTAAGTGGTGGTCCAATTACTGCATCTGGAACCTTGACGCTCGGAGGAATTCTTGCAATTGAGCACGGAGGAACTGGAGCAGTCAATCCTTCAGCTGCAAGGTCTAATTTAGGTGCAGCAGCTTCTGATGCAAACGAAGATATTACATCTCTTCGTCAGAGCGTTACAATTACTTCAGTTGGCACTCCAACAGCAAATTCACTAGGCTTCCGCGGATTGCCTCTATCAGCACAAGCCGGCGGAAGTGCGATTACACTTAGTCTCAATGACAGTGGTCGCATGGTTCAGAATACGACTGGAGGCTGGATTATCCCGGCAAACGCAGCGGTTCCTTTTCCGATTGGAACAACTTGCGTTTTGTATAACAATAGCGGAAATTCGCAATCTGTTACAATAACTTCAGATACTCTACGTCAAGCAGGAACAGCAAACACCGGAACACGAACAATTAGTCAACGAGGATTTGCTACGCTTGTAAAAGTTGCTGCAACCGAGTGGGTTATTTCAGGTAATATCTCATGAGTGGAATTTTAACTGCTCTTGTAGGAACGGTATCTTCTTCAGAATTTTCTGTTCTGGCGAATGATGTTACTCGAGCTCAATTTGGACGCAGCAGTAGTGGTTTAGTAACTACTACTCAACTTCCAAATACTACACCAATTGGAGGAACTTCTCCGTTCACTTACAACTGGGCTTATGTAAGCGGATCAATGATTGTTGAACCTACATTTACTGGAATAGCTAATCCGACTTGGAGTGCTATTGTAAATGAGCTTGCTCCAGAAATTGCCGTGTGGAGAGTTACTGTTACTGACGCAACAAACGCAACTGCCGTAAAAGAAATAACTATCACACTTATTTGGAACGAGGTTCTGTAATGACAATTCCTCTTTTTGCTACGCGCTTGAGAAATGAACTTCGAGACGAAACTGTCGCGGCAGTCCAGGTTCTTGTGGATGCGGCTGAACAAGCTGCAAGTGATGCTACTGCTAATGGTGCGGCACAAGTGGCTTTGGCTCAGGCGGAAGCGGACCGAGCCGAGGCGGCTAGAGCTGAAGCACAAGCTTTAGTAGGAACCAAAGTTTTACTTAAGCTGCTTTCATCTGATGACAAAATTGACTTGCCTGCTCACGCGACTTGGACAAGCACAGAGGGAGCATGGGAGCGAGGTCGTAATGGCGCGTGGTCCCAAATTGCAGGAAATACAGAGCGCTCCTTTCACGATCAAAATGGTGTCTACGCGGGTGCGCTCATGGAACCAGCCCGCCGGATATACGGCGCGCCGTGGCACAAGACCGACGCGCCTCATGCAAACACCGACGCAGCATATCTGTTCAACAATGGACCGTCCTGGATTTCTCGCGCTTACGCTGGCGAGCACAGCGGCCCCGACATTCACGGCGGCACCGGGAAGGGCGTGCTGCTGACTAGCCTCCAGAACACCCCGACTAACACCGTTATCAGGGCCGATAACATCGGCTTTGCCAATCCGGCGCTCGGCAATCGGTGCCGCACCAGTATGCTTATCTCCTTGCCTGTCAAAGGGTCAACGTGGAGCTTCTCAATTGGTTGGGCTTCCAGCAGCGTGTCTTTTGCCGTGGACGCGGCTGGTGAGATTACCATTTCCTCGGCCATCAACGCCACTCGCCAATACGTTACCGGCGTCTCCAAAATGCCCTATCAGGACAGCGCGGGGAACGATGTTTGGCTGGTGTGGGCGCAGTTCGACGGCATTGCAGCCTCGACAAACTTCTTTCCTCTCGTGAACCTCGCCAATGTCCCAGTCGGCGTCCAAATGATGATCCACGACTGGACGGCGGGCAACAATCTGGAAGCACCGCCTTCGGGCACTCCGCAGCTTATCACCCCGACAACCGGGAGCGCGCCTTACTACAAGGACTTTGTTGCCGAGACGATCAACACCGACATTGACGGAAAGATCGGTGCGCTGTTTCACGGTGTCGCTCGCTGTCGGACGGCAATCACAGATGGCAAGCTGGCGCTGCTCAACAGCCGCTACATGAGCGGGGGCGACTGGTTTCCGCTAGTGCCTTGCATCGAGATTGTGGCGTCCAATGAGACGACGGATACCTATGGCATCCTTCCGAATAGCACTGACCGCTACGACTTCGGGCCGCAGACGGCCGCCAACTCGAACCGGGTGGACGACTATACGCTGAATTTGGGGCCGGGGCGCTTCACGCAGGAGTGCCTGCCTTCAACGTCTGGCGGCTGGTTTCGCCCGAACCTGCACAATTTCACGCTCACTTCCGCATTCAAGAACGACGTTCGGCTTTATGGCTGGATCAGCCGCTTGCTCAATGCTGTAGGAGCGCAGACTGGTCAGACCAACCTGACCGGCCTGACCAAGATGGATTACATCTGCATCTTTCCCTTGAGCAGCAACGAGGGCGAACTTGTTTCGCAGACGCAGCTTGGGACAAGCAACACCCATACGCTGCGCCCGGCAGGGAACTTCAACTTCAATCATTCGATCCAGCTTGGCACGATCCCGACGCATACCCGGAACCGGCGCAATGTCACGGTTCAGGATGACATGGACGACCTGACGCTCTCGATCTTTCAGGGCTACCTGACGATCAACATGAATGAGGCGCCAAACGGCTCCAGCGTGAACGTCGATAATTCGTCCTGCCAGATGGTCCCTCGCGGCCTCAGCCCGAACGGCCCGTCCGGCAGGACATTCACCTGGAGCCAAGAAAACTTCTATCTCGACCGCGTATGGAATGATGCCACTTACCTGCACGGCGGAACGATCACCTACTCAACGAACAACGTATTCCTTGGGCGCTCAACCGGCATGAGGCTGGACCTGATGCAGAGCACCAAGGAGATCGAAGTCGCGGTGAGTGTGGACAGCAATAATCGCCCGATCTGGCAGAACGTCACTGCGGCGGGCCTTAGTGCGGCGGCCGATCTTCCTCGCGGCCTGTGGGCTTATCACGCTGGGGTCTACGATTACACCACCAACACGCTGAACGAGGCAGCGGCTATCCGGGGTCGCCGGATCATGGTCGCCCACTACTCGCAGTTTTTCGGGAACGCCAATCAGAACAGGCCCAATTTCCAGTTCGCCTATAATGGTATGCTGATTGGGAATGGCACTCTCGAAGCCGCTCCGGATGACGGCGATGTTTTTGTCATCGCCCAAAAGTTTGCGCCCTCCCCTACGACACCTTGGGTGCGCCTCTACTGCCGCTACGGCACTTGGACGAACAACGTCTGGTCGAACGGAAGCGGCCCAGCGATTTACAACATCGCCACGCACCATGACGGCATTCAAACAAACCTTGCGGATGTGAACCTGCCAAACACCTATATCGGGTCGTGGATCAGCGTCTCGCCGACCCAGCCGGTCTTTCTCCAGATGAACACCGGAGTTTTCGGCAATGTGACAGTCGAGAACCACGTTCACATGAGCAGCTTCCGCAACCAGTTGCTGGCCAAGAGCAGCACCAACCCTGGTGCGCCGACGATGTTCAGCGTGACGAACTATGCCGCCATCCCTCACCACTTCAAGCGGCTGCTGGCGAACAAGTCCGATCAGGTCATGGGGCTGGTCTCCGTAGACGTTCCGCAGATGAGCCTGACCCTGAATAACGTCTGGCTCCCTACGCGGGCAGGTGAAGAGAATATCTCGAACAAGATCGAGATAATCGGCGGCGGGACCCTGACCGGGGCGCACAACAACATCGGAGCGAATGGCATTACGGCAGGGGTCGTTACCAACTACCCCGGCGTTCCCAGCGCGACGCACTGCATCAAAGAGGAGTATCTCGACCCCACGACTGGGCATTTCGATCAAAGCCTGATCGACCCGCTCAAGGAACTCGAAGGGCCGTTCACGCCCTACTTTGAGGCTCTGACCGGCATCCCCGGGAACAAGCTGTGGCGCGAAAGCATCCAGACCGGCTTGCGGTTCAAGCCGCTGGTCGATTGGCTGATGCAGTGGCAGCGCGACCCGGACTTCATTGTCACGGTGAACCCGGCGACGGTTCTGGTAGGCGACACCATTGCGGTTCGCAGGTTTGAGCGGTTCGTGCCGGAGACGTTGCTTGAGACAGCCAAGATCAAAGGGACTTCATGGAAGCCACGCTACAGCGGAAACGAGCACAGATGGGTAGGCCTCAATGGCAACGGAGCACTTGTTCTTCGGCGCAGCCTGACAGGGGTGAACCGCGTGTTCATGTTCATAACCAATCTGGATGAACTGATCCTGATGGACGTTCAGCCGTAGGCAGCGCAATGCGAGAATTTTGAGGCGCGACGATGACTAGACCATTAACTCAAGCCGAGCGCCTTACGCGCATTGAAACCCTGCTGGGACAGGCTCTTTTACAGCGCCAAGAAGATAGAGAGTCAATGCGGGAGAAGATTGACGCGATGGCCAAAGACATCAAGGACATCAAAACTGATCTTGAAAAAGACAAAGCTGAACTTGCCACTCTTAAAGATAAAGGAAGTGGTATTCTGATTGGCGTTGGGCTTGCTGGCGGCGCGATTGGCGCGTCTATTTCTGCTATTATTAAAGCATTGCAGGAGATTTTTAAATGAAATTTTTGTCCAAATTCGTTCGCCGCTTTAAGGAAATTGTCAGCAATGCCAGCGTGGCAAAGCGGGACTTTCCCGTGCCCGAGCCGGTCAAGACAGCGCCAACCATCAAGGCTGCTAACGAGGCATTGAACGAGCTGGCGCCTGCGTTGAACGATCTGCCCCCAGTGACGCATCCCGTCATGCGAACTAGTCAAGCGGGGATCGATTTAATTCACAGCTTTGAAGGCTTGCGGCTTAAGGCCTATCCTGACCCCGGCACAGGTGGCAAGCCGTGGACTATCGGATGGGGCAGCACCACAGATGAACAGGGAAGGCCGATTGAGCCGGGCACAGTATGGACGCGCGAGCGCGCCGATGCGCGGTTTCGGAAGCACCTTGTTCAATTTGAGCAGGAAGTCCGGGACGCGCTGGGCGATGCGCCCGTGACACAAAACCAGTTTGATGCGATGGTTTCGCTGGCCTACAATATCGGGTGCGCAGCGTTCCGAAAGTCAACGCTTGTTCGTAAGCACCGCGCAGGTGACTATGAAGGAGCGGCACTTGAGTTTGTCCGCTGGAACCGTGCCGGGGGCAAGGTGATGCGGGGACTGATCCGCCGCCGGGAGGCCGAGGCGCGTATGTATAGAGGACAATCGTGACGCTCCGCCGCGAAGCCGTCCGCATCCTTGGCGTGCTTGGTGCAGCGATCCTCGGGTTGATGGGCTTCATGGCTTACCACGAGGCTATGACGCTGCGCGAGGCCGTAGGCTGGACGCTGGCGGGTTGGCTTTCGGTGCGCGAGATTATGAGCAAGATCGAAAATGTGGCGCTTGGCAGCCGGACAGCGCCGCAAACACTGGAGGATGAAAAATGAAATTGCCTGATATAAAAGCTGTTGTGACGAACTGGAAAATTGTGCTGGCAGTCGTTGTTATTTATTCCAGCACGATTTACTTTGTAGGGCGCAATCATGGTTACGATAGCTGTGAAGCCAAGCAATCACGTTTGATTGAAGCAGCTCGCATTGTCACCGAAGAAAGCAATGCTATTGCAATTGCAGATAAGGAAATTTCACAGGCAAAAATTGCTGAACGAAAGGAAAGCCGCGATGAAGTTATTGTTTCAGTCCCCGATGTTTCGCCTTCCCGTTCTCGGATTGCTCTTAACTGTGAGCGCTTGCGGGCAGCCGGAGCCAATCTTGATGGGTTTCCCGCCTGCCGAACTGGTGCGCCCGATTAAAAAACCTGTGCCGAGTGTTGATACGTTGACAAGCGAACAAGCTGCTAATCTTTATGAAAGCTTGCTTGAAGCCTGGGGTGAGGAAGGTTGGAGTCGAGTAAAGTTGATTTGCCAAGATGCTGTTCGAAAAGGTGCTCGATACTCCAAAAACTGGTGTGAGCCAAAGTAAACTTATTCTTGCTTAACCATAGGCACGTAGCCTTTACCTGCACCTGCAAATTGTTTTTCAAGCAAATGTGCACGTTCCATGGTGTCGAGAATTTTATCTACATCATGGATCGGCACGCGCTCTTGCAGAAATGCGACAATAAGATGTTCTGGCACTGGCTTTTTACCCAGCTTGTGAAAACGCTGGTATACAAAGTCGTAGCATTCCTCAATTGCTCTTGCGCTGCCGCCAATCTTCAGTGATTTGAAAATATCTGGCATAGCACTTTCTAACTCTACAAGCCAGTCAAGTGCTTCTGCAAAATTTTCCAGTGTAATAATACGCTCGTCATCACAAGCGGCTGCGCTTATAATGCACAGTTTTAGCAAATGCGCGATCCGTCGCTGTCGATATGTTATTAAGCGAGGATGATCTGGAATTGGTGGGCCGCCAGCTCGGCCCCATTCATTTAATGCTTCCTGCGTTTCAATATCTACAGAAAACTCGCCATACATTTTATACACTGATTTAAGGTCACGGACAAGAGCATCCCACAACTTACCATCACTGTCCAGCGTAGCAAATAAATCAGTAAAATCTGTCTCGCCAGAATAGACAAGAAGAACTCTTGACATGAAACCTTGCTCCCATGCGCCTTCAGGCAGCAAATTTATGAGCTGGCTTGGTGTTGTTGCGCTTAAAAGGTTTAGCTGTGTGCACGGAATTTCGAGATTAGTGTTACCTGTTCTACGACTTTCTGCATAGCGTCCGCAATCCCAAAGATCGGTGAGGGTATTCATAAACTCTGCTTCCCAAGATGGAAGGAAAACACCGAATTCATTAGCTACAATGTGGAGGGAATTAAACTTAACCAGCGCGGGGTCTTCCATTGGGCGCATGATGCGGCGTTCAGCTTCGGCGAGCCGATCAATAAGTGACGCTTTAGTAACACTTGTTGGTGCTAGGTGAAACGGTGTTTCAGGACTTCGCAAACTTTCAAGCAAGTCATGAGCAAGCCGAGTGCAAAGGGATTTGCCTACACCAGCCGGGCCGGTCAAAATGATGTATTTGTTGGGGAATAACTGGCCTTTGGTCGTAGTGACCCAGCATTTACGTTCAAGTGCAGCAGCAACTAGAAATATTGCTGTCCACTTACGGTAAAGCCGAGGAGAACCTCGACCTTCCGTATACTCTACAAACCCATCAACAAAAGATTTAAGCGCTCTTTTCATCACAAATCCTGAACGCTGAGTTTGAAAGATTTTTCTTGGCGCTTACGTGTTTCAACTCCTTTCCATTTGCGAAGTCCGTCAGGATTGTCCTCCGAATAATATCCCCAATTCCAGCCAAGCATTGCTTCTGTGCCGACAGTGAAAATCCGACCTCCGCGCAACGTCATTTTGGTCGATAAAGCCTCTAACGCAACAGGCAAAATTTCATTAATCCGACGTTCGTCAAACTGGAAGAGGATACTGTCATGAACCTGAACAAGAAGTTCAACAAGTCCTGTGCGCCAGAGACGAAGCAAGCCGTAGTTTAATTCATCGGCTGTCATAGACTGCCCCATATACGCAACACCTTCTCGTTGGGTAGCGCCAGCTTCAGGTCGATCAAAGAAAAATCGACGGCGACCAAGTGGAGTGGTTAAGCAACTTGACTGCTTCAATTCGTCAATGATAATTTGCTGAACTGCAGGGATGCAAGGAAATGCGTTGAAATACTTGACTTGAAACTCTTTAACCAGCGCGGTTGGTAAACGAGATTGTTTAGCAATAGTGGGTGGGGTTCCCATGTAATTGCTGCCGTGACCAATACCCTTTGATAAATCTCGGTGAGATTTATTTTTAAAGGCTAACTTATCGGCTACTTCACGATCAGTTTGGCCTCTACCCCAGGGCAAATCTGGCTGTGCCATCTTAGTTACAGTAGTGTGGAGGTCACCTGACTCGCAGGCGTCTAAATAAGCGCCTGCAAACTCAGGCCCAACTGGACCGCGCCAAGGAAGCGAAGGGTTCCAGTGTGGAATGTTTTTTGCTCGACGAGCAAGTAAATCAGTAATACGACTCGCATCAGCATCGTAAAGTTTTTCCCAAGCCAGTGCGCCCATGTTTCGGCTGTCGGCTTGTTCTAAGTCAATATTACAAAGAATGCGGCCAGGGTCTGCAATAAATACGCTCCGCAAAGAAGATGTTACATTTTGTAAGTTTGTGCCTGTGCCAAAATCTGTTTCGCTCGAGGCAAAACGACCGGTGTTGGTGCCCGCAATATTAAACTGCGTGCGCATTCTTCCGTCATTGTCAATCTTGGTTCGAAGAAAACCAAGCATTTTGCCGAGTCCCCGCAATGCGAGTAAATGATTTGCTAGAGGCTCGCCGAGGAAATACATAGACAGACGCTCCAACGCCTGCTCGTCTGTAGTCGGCATAAATATTCCGTTAGCGTTTCGCTTCTTTTGCACAGGAAGATCGAGCACATCATAAAACAACTCTTTAGTTTGTGTAGGCGAACGCCAATTGTCGAAGTGAGTCATGCCCACTCCTTCATGCACAATGCGATAAAATTGCTCTTCTATACGAGCGACCTGCGCTTCAAACTCTTTGACGATAGCATACTTACGACGCTGGTTAACGAGTAAACCGCGCAGGTTCATTTCAAGGACCGGAGCCTGCAAAGCAAGAGACAGATTGTATATATTACGACTTACATCATCAAGCTGCCCTTGCAACACGCTGTCAATTTCATGCGTAAGGCAGTTGTCAAGTCCATTATAAACCCAATAGTTTTCGTCCTCGTTAAGGACTGAAAGATCGCTTTCGATTGTGTCGATAACTCGCATTAGATTTTCCAGATTTCACTGCTTATGTAGTTAACAGGAATACTGCGTTCATGAGCAAAAGCAATTTCTGCTTGCACACCGTGAGACTCACGCCAGCCCTCAATTGTTAACACCCAAAGTTCAGATGCGAGAGAAAGCATATTAAGGTTTACTTCCCGCCAAAAATCAAAGTTTTTTGGCAAGTCGTAAAGTTCTGCGAGCGGATGAAAATGCAAGATAGGGGAGTAAATTATCTTGCCTCGATTGATAAGTGCAGCTGTTGCTGCCGCAGCTTGGCGAAATCGGCGCTCCATAGTAGTAGGACTGTCTGAGGTATAAGGGCTGGCAAGATAGATCATGAGAAAAACTCCCGCAACTTTTCACGAATATGCTCAAGCCGAGCTTTGCCGATCTTGGGAATAGCGAGGATGTCATCGTCGGATAGGGCGAACAATTCACCTGTTGTTGTGATATTATGTTTGCCGAGCAGAACCCGCACCCCGTAGTCAATCCCTGTATTGTAAAGCGGACGATTAATTTGGTTTCGTGCCGCTCGCATTTTACGAACTGTATTTAGGTCAACAGCCATTCGAAAAGCTACGTCATGATCTGACAAATGCTGTAAACGTTTAAATTGCTTTGCCTCTTGCGCAATAAAGTCATAGCCAGTCCAACGGCCTGACTTACGCTCTTTGTCAAAAAGATCAATCATGCTTTTGTCCTTTGCCCATTTGTTTCCATGAGGGTTCATCAGTGTAAAGAGATGCTAGAAAACCTAGGCCTTTGTTCAGCTCAGGCTGAAGCGCATGATGTAAAAGCATTGTATCATCACACGCACGTGGAGCTGGAATACCATAAACTCGCCATAGAAAACTCATATCGTATATGCCATTTTGGAACACAGTCGGGTAAGTGGCGAGCCATCGACGAATTATCTTCCAGGCTTCGAGCTCTTCTTCCTTTGACGACCAGTAATTCTTGCCGGAATGGTGAAAGAATGGAATGACAATTGCGTTTTCAGCGTTAGGCGCGAAACCGATGCAAGTAATTTGCTCTTGTTTCGTTTCAATATCACAGGCAAGTTTGACGGCACTGGCAAAATATTTCTCCTCGAATAAAAGCAAATCGCGAATAGTCGGCTCTATATGAATTCGTCGCCGAGGTGGGTTGTAGTCTGGAGACTCAGCTTGCGCCGCGGCTTTATGAAAATCTGCGATGACGATTGGACGAAGCGACCACTCACGCAGAACTGCGGCTGGGTGATAGGTTGGAAGAAGTTTTTTTCCGCAGGTGCTGAGGCGAGTGACGCCTCGGTATTGTCGTATCCCAATTTCACCGCTGAAAGCCCATAAAGCAGTGGAGCCTAGAGCGAGAATAAGGTTCGGAGCGGCAGAATTAATTTCATCTCGTAGTCGAGATATTTCTCCGGCATATTCTCGCCGAAGATATTTTCCTCGTGATATTGGAGGTAAACCTTCTGCCGCTTCTCCTTTCGGGCCACAAAAATTCTTAACGTCTCCGCGAATTAAGCGTTGATTGAATACACTGGTAACTAGGCACTCACGACGATTAATGCCGGCAGCACTAAGCATTTGGTCAAGATGCCAGCCGATTGCTCCAGTAAACAATTGGCCTTCTTCAATGTCTTGGTCACTTGGAGCTTCGCCGACTATTGCAATCTTCATTCGGCTTTTCCTCAAGCAAAAGTTTCAACGCAGCGAAATAGGCTTGCTGTAGACTGGTGAACTCGTCAAGCAATAAGCGATGAGGCGAAATATTCGCCGCTTTTGCCTGCAAAGTGAAACGATCAGCAAGCATCTTTGGATAAGTGCTCATGTCCGACGGTCCCAGTTGTCGCAAGCAATTTGGTAAAATTCAGGTAACTGCTCAATTCCCAGAACTTTACTTGCGCCGAGGTCCTGGGCTACTTTAATCGCATTGCCGCTTCCGCAAGTTGGATCGAGCACATAGCTGTAATCGTCACAAACCATTGAGAGAAAATGTCGGAGCATAGCGCAAGGTTTTTCGCTTACATGGATGGCATCAGTGCGTTTACCTGGATGAGCAAAGCTATTTGCTTTTGTGCCTGTTGCAGTTAGTTTTCTGTCACCGCGCACACCGAAAAACGCCATCTCGTAAGTTTGGCGAGGGCCACGTTGAGGATCAGGAGCTACACCTGTGTTATCGCTCTTATGCCAAATAAGCGGGTAGTCCGCAATTTTCCATCCCATGCGCTGCAAAGACTCTTTTGTGTCTGCGTAGTATTTTGGACTGAACCAAAAAATCAAATGCGCACTTTCTGCAACTACATTCTCCATTGCGCCAGCCAATGTAGCAACGAGCGTCCAATATATATCAGGACTATCCTCGTAATAATCTGTAATTGCAGCTTTCATTCGTGGAGCATTTGCTACGTTAATGCCGTAAGGAAAGTCGCAATGGATTAAGTTGAACTTGGTTCCGCTGTAACTTGCTTGCCAGTCAATGAAGCTTTCATTGATTAGAGGGATTATTTTTTCCGGACGTGGCTTATCCCAGTTTTCCAATTCTTCATCGGTAGGTTGATTTTGAGTGATGCCCGGAAGACTGCCAGAAATGGTGTCTAATATGTTGGATTTTTTCCGCTCAGCATCGCGCTTGGTTATGTTGAGTGCAGTGCTAAATGTGTCTGCTTTAGCTACTGTAGGATTATCAAGAGCTTTAGCGACAGCTATTCGTTGGCCAACATAGTTTCTACTACTGCCAATCAAGTCAGCGGTATCTTCAATTGACCAGTCAGGTTCGTTTGCTACTTTTAGCGCGTGAAGCCTCGCTACTGCAGCTACTTCTTCTTGCCATTCGAGGTCACTACGCTTTACGTTTTCTTCGAACTCGATGCACTGAAGAGTGTATTCATCAAGGTCTTCTGCAAATTGAACAGGGATATTATCCCAGCCGAGTTGAATACAAGCGGTGAGGCGGCGCTCTCCTGCAACAAGAGTTCCGTTCTCGTCAATAACGATTGGGTTGATTAAGCCCAGGCGAGCAATGCTGTCTGCGAGCTCGTCTATATTAGCAAGCTTTTTTCGCTGACGAGCTTCACGATCAATGAATATTGAAGCAATTGGATATGCTGTAAACCGGGCGCTGGTCATTTCATATACCCTAAATCAGTAATACGAACAGGAACTGCAATCACTCCGTTAGAGTAGAGACGAGTGCAGGCCTCAACAGCTTGAGGAAACTCGAATACACGAGCCTGTTTACGGTCGGTGCTGTATTGAGAAGTGCTAGTAAGCCAGCCATGTTTTGTGAAAACAAGTGTAGGCATAAAGTTCTCCGAAAAAGATGCCGCAGGCAACTTGTCTTGTGAACTGATGCCTGCGGCAAGTGTGGTTGGGGAGGAAGGGAACGAAAAACCTCCTCAACTAACTTAGTCGATCGGAGCAGTCCGTCCGATATTTGCTTGGAACTCACCTTCTTCGCGAGTGTCCTCGCGCCAGGTTACATCGCCCAAGAATTCAGCGCCCTTGCAAGCATTGATAGCTTCGCCGATAGACATTCCCTCTTCGAGGACGGCGACATGGTGCTCAAGAAAATTCTTGAGGGCGTATTCGGTCTTAGCAAATTCAACCTCGTCGTTCTTGTTGAACAAGAAAGTTTTGGTCAAACGAATGCTGGTAACTTCGCCTTTGTAATCATCGAGATCAACGTTGTCCATTGCCTCGACAGCCACGCAAGGAATACTCAGCATATCCCAATCGCCATTACCAACTTCCTTAGACTCGGGAATTTTGGTGATCTTGAAACGATAAGTCCCCTGCGGAGGAAGAGGCGGCTTTTCAATTTCATTCGACTTCTTGTTGAGGATACTCGCAAAATCAACCATATGTATTCTCCTAGGTTGGTTCGTTTGGCTGCAGGGTAGAACCAATTAACCCTTTTCTCCTCGAAGCGCGGCAAAAATTTGTGCCAGGCCTGACTCGAGAGGAAACTCTTTCTGAATGCCGGGAACAGGGATTTTTAAATCCACGAGATTAGTTGGCATCGTTTTAATCTTGCGCTTAATGTTATCGCCGCTGCCAGATTTTTCTGCCATTATAGCGGTATTGAAGTAGCGCGGGATAATAGGACCGAGTGCCTTGCCGAGAGCATTAGCGAAACCTTTGCCGGTGCCTTCCTCGCCCTCGTCATACTTAATGTGAGTAATAACGATGACGTTCATTTTAAAGCTATCGCCAGTAAGCATAGCGATTACATCTTCAACGGCACTCATGCCGACACCATAAACCTGCCGCTTGTCTCTAGCAGTTGGGTTAAGGTGACTGGCCCAAGCAAAAGCTGCTCGACCTAGCGCGGAAAGACTGTCGAGGACAAAGATACACTTGGGGTCTTCAATCTCTGACCATTCTGTCATAATGTCCATTGCGTTGACAAAAGCTTTAGGTGTCCCATCAACTTTAGGGCCAGTTTTTGAAGACTTATATTTGTCACGCACAGTTTCAAATATGACGCGCTTTAAATTCTCTTTCTTGGTGAAAGCCTTAAGGGAGTCGAGGCCGTTGTCCATATCAAGAATACGGAAACTGTAACCAGCATCAAGCAAAGATGTAAGGCTCCCGGTTTTGCCACTACCGCTATCTCCCATGTAGAGAATTTTAGTATAATTTGCGGATTGATGCTGGTCAAGAGTTGGCATTTTTGGACTCCAATTTAAGGTAGATATAAGACTCTTGCCCAAAACGCTGTTTAATTACGTCTAAGATTTTATACTCTTGCTTGACGAGCTGCACAATTTTACCTTCAAGGGCTGGAGATAAAGGTGAGAGGCGGATAGTCAATTCACGCTGCATCGGTCACCTCCAGCTGAAATTATTGTGTAAAGCGTTTCGCAAACGGCGTCCCCAATATCGTCGGGAGTAAGGGGCGAAACGTTTTTGTCCCGCTGGCATCGAATGTTTATGCAAATGTTATATTCGGGCCAGTTTACGTGAATAAATACTTCGGTCATCACCGGCTCTCCAACGGGTCCCATTGAGGTTGACGTTCAAAATCTGCCTTGAGAAACTGTTCACGCACAGATGGGCTACGACTGCATACATTGCGAAATTCGCAGCCGCCATAGTTGCCGCAACTTGTAGTGTTTTTGGGGAAAAAACGCTCACGTGTAGCTTGTTGCGCGTTAGAGATGTGATACATAGCATCATCATACCACTCGTTAAGTGATGCTTCATCACGAAAACTGAAACCGCGCTCAAATCGAGTGAAACCTACAGCGATTTGCGCTGCATCAATCATCACGCCAGAAACCGGATTGCCGAATAGCGCTCGACCAGCAAAACTGTAAAGCGACATTTGTGTGTCGGGGTTAAAGCTGTCAAAAAACTTGGCTGTGATTGTGTTACCTGTAGTTTTCTGATCTTGGACATAGACTTTGCCGGAGAACTCCACAAGCCGATCTATGTGACCAGAAAGGATGATGCCATTATCTGCATCAAGTTGAAAGCTATGCTCAACAGCAGCTTTGCCGTTCGACAAAATGACAGTCTTGCAATTGTCATCATCACCAAACTGATCTATATACCAGACAATTGTGCGGATAAGGTTCTCTCGTGTCTTGGTGTTGTGATCGCTTTGCCAAGGATGACCTGTGCCCGGAATAGGTTCACCAGACTCATCTTCTTCGTATTCCCAAGTCTCTTGAAGGGCTTCGGCTACTACTTCAATCAGCGCATCTTCACTATCCATGCCCGCGGCAACATAGCTGTGATAGGACTCAAGAGCACTGGCATACCAGCCGCCAAAGAGAAGGTGAACAGATTTGCGACGAGGCTGCCAACCTTCAATGTGCTTGTAGAAATAGTAGCGGAGACATTTCTCTACCGCTTTTATACTTGTGCTGTCCCATCCATATTGAATGCCGTCAGCATCGAAAGATTTAAGATTAAGCATAGATGACTCCTTTGTAGCTGTTGCTTAGATGCTGATTTTAACGTCAGCCTGTTTTAGCCTGTCCAACAAAGCCGACGTTTTCTTTTGCTTGGCTGTCGGCGGCTTCGTTGAACCAGCGCGCTTGTTGCCCAGGTTGAAAGCCTTACGACTTTCCCGAAACTTAGCTATGATTGTCTCAATGTCTTGACGAGACAGATCAAGTGGATCGCGGCTGAAAAGTTCAGTAATGTCTGTCATATGGAAACCTTTACGTTGAGTTGTTTCCGCTCGCCCTCGAGGTCATCGACATAGCGGCTAATAATGGTGCGGATTAGGTTAGATGCAGGAATGTCCGGGAAAAAATCCCGTAGCTTTTCAACATCACCGGCCCGCAGGTTTAGCGTATGCTTTTGCAACTCTTCATTCTTCGGCACTGGTTTGTTCCTTGTTCAGTATCCATAGATCAGCACCATTGATAGGACTTACAACGAAAGAAAGGTGCTCAAACTCTGGCGCATATTCTTTGCGAAGAGCATAAAGTTTTTGACGAAGCAGCTCAGTCGCATCTGTCTCTACAACAATGCCAAACGGACTGTTGATTGCGCTGTAAAGAAGCGCGAGCAACTCAGATTTCATAGAATAATTTCCGGTGCGTAAGATCAGGTTCGAGACCAAATATCCGCATGGTAGAAGGAAGAAACTCCCCGACATTGGGAGTCAGGCAATGTCGGGGAGCCGAGCGCGACCTTCTGTGCGCTCTTAAGCGGATATTTTGCCGATCACAGCCTGCATCTTTTCGGTCCGCGACTGACGAGCCATGACAGTTTCACGTGCAGCTTCCATGACTTCGGGGATAGCCGCAATACGATCCACTTCACTCTCAATAGTCTCTGCCCATTCTTCCTCGGTGATACCTTCCGGCGGCACAGTAAGCTTGCGTCCAGTTTGAGCAAGATATTCCTTGAGCAGTTCACGAGCTTGCTTGCGCGCTTCCTTCTCCACAGGATCAAGCTTAGCCGAGCTGCGAGTAGCAGCTGCAGTAAACACGTACGATGCGTCCAATTCTTCGACGACCTTGACCAGGGCGTTGGTCAACTTCTTCTCGGTCCAGCCTTCCGCTTCGGCTTGCGCTTTAAGTTCTTTCAGCGTAGAGCGAACATTGTTGCCAATATTCTCGGCGCGAGTCTGGTTCAGGACACGAGCTTCAATTTCATTGATGACGTGACCAGCTTCATACGGCTGAGAGATCATGTAGCTGTCACCATCAATGACTTTGGACTTTGCTTCGGGCATTTGATATTCTCCTTATGGGATAACGGCGATTTTGCCGGGGTCATATTTGCACAAAATAGCCAAATTGTCAAATTGTTTTGTGAGATTTGATCCATATCGGGCACGATATGCCGGATATGGCTCATAACTCAAACCCGATATCCTTCGGATTGGATGTAGGTAAGATTGCGCCTGGCACGAGTGATAATGACATAGCGAATATTCGGCTCTTGCTCCTCTTGACCGATTAGGTGTTCGTCGAGAAAGTAGACGTTTTCAAACTCCAAACCTTTAGACTTGTGGCCAGTAAGAAGTTTCAGGGGGCTATGTAACTCAGCACTGTGATTTGCGTAGTGCAAAGCATCGCCCAAAGTTTCTCCTTGCAACGCAAAGATTTCCATGCACTTAGCGCGGTCCTCCAGGGCTGCATGAGCGCGCTCTTTTGTCTTAGACTTTTCTTTCGCAAGCCAAGCGTTAATGTTGTCGAGCACCTCTTGCCGCTTCATTTTGTGATCGCCAAACTTTGCCATGATTTTAGTGATCAGTTGAATTACATCTTTACCGCCGAGTTCTGCTGGGCGACCGACTTTTAACAGCTTTATTGCGAGACTAAAAAGCGGAGCGTTATTGCGGCAAATAATTGCTGCGTCTTCAGCCAAGTCAGATGCCCGCCATGCATTAAGAGTGGTGACACTTCCTTCATCCGCCCACTCTGGAGCGCGCATAAGGGGAGCTCGCCATTGAGCTGCTTTCACAACTTCTTTGGCACATCGAAAACTGGTAGTTAAATGAAGTTCTCGCATGGAAAACTTATGCTTCAGTTCTTCCATGCCATTTTCATGCGCACCTCGAAAACCGTAGATAGCCTGGCAGTTGTGCGTAACGATGTTGTCAGCCACGTAAAGGTTGTTGTGGCTTACAGTAAGTGAATAGACTGGGAGATCTTTGACCCATTGTCGCGTTATGTTTGCTGGCGTCCATTGCTCGGCAAAGATTTTACTCCGTCCACGGTAAGGAAGCATGAGGCAACCTGTAATCAAATTGCAAGCATGAACAATTGACGGACGAAGCAGACTGAACTTGGCCGCTGCGCCTTTCTTCCAGATGGGATAGTCAGGTATTCGCTTATAGTAGGAAAGGCATTGATGCGCTCGCTCTTCGAGATCCACTGACGCAGAAATATATGCCCACGCCTCATCGAGAAACTTTTGGGTCGCAAAGCCACTGTTGGTGTTGGGGCATACGAAAGTAATGTCAGGCAAACCGAACTGCACCTGCGCTACCGCTTCTTCGATCGCACACTCGCGCTCTGTTGGATAAACGCCGAGAAGCCAGTAAGCGTCTGCGCCTTCTGCAATTGCTCTTCGCGTTGGCCCGGCGCCACATTCGTAATTCATCTTACAGCGCCCGAGGCGAAAGTATTTTCCTTTACGCATGAGGTAGAGTGCGAAGTGTTCTCGAAAAGGCTCAAAGGATGCATAGCAGTGATGGTTTTCTGTATAGATGGAAGTGTTACCAGCTACTTCAACTATCGTAAGCTCGCCTTCGTAGTAATTCTGGCTAATGCCTTCGACAGTTCTGTTGAACGTGAAGGAGCCTTCGCCGGTATAGCCAAGCAGTTTATCTCCTACCTGAAGGTCTTCGATATTAACTTGACGCAGCTTAGGCGCGTTCCAACGATCACCAGGCCTGTCCACAACAGTAACTTTTGTCCCGGCTGGTTGGCATTGATCGCCTACAGCAATTAGTCTACGACTGCCGCAGATTTTTCGGAGCATTTCGTGGTTTAGTGCGGACAGATCTTGAGCTTCGTCTACAAGTGTCAGCTTGTAAAGAGGAAAGCTGCCGCCGAACAAGGTGGGCATCAGGATTTGATCGTCAAAATCGCACTCACCTTTTAAAGCGAGTTTGATGCTTCGGATGCTGCATTCCCGAATGATGGATTGCTCTAGAGAAGAAAGCTTTTGGTCGATGTGAGCAAAAAATTCTGAGTCGTCCATAAGGCGTTTAGCGCGATTTTCCCACTCGCCAGATGGAATATAACCGCAAGCTTTGCCGAACGAAACAATGCGCATGAGTTCTGTCATGCGGGGGTAAAGTTCTCTCTGGTCGCTCTTGGTTTGCTCTTCGATCACCGCCTGCATGATCTCGTAGTTTTTCTTGAAGTTGACTTTGAGGCGAGATTTACCAAGTGCAGATGCCCAAGTTCGGTAGCCGAGGGAATTAAGCGTCATAGCGCGGCAGGTTGAGGGAAGGCGGCTCTGCATTTCAATGGCTATTTTTTTGTTGAACGCAAGGCAGAGGATTTCCATACCAGGCTTAACTTTAGCCAGTTCATTTGCAAGCATGACGAGAGTTGAAGTTTTAGCTGCGCCGGCTAATGCGCTCACAATGAGATTATCTGTGGTTTGTATGGTTGCTTCAATGATTGCGGCTTGCTCAGGGGTAAGGCTGTGCATTAATTGACTCCATATTTTTGATAAACAGCTTCTGCAAAACCTCGAGGAGTTTCAGATCTTATTCGTTTTGTTTTAAGTGATTTACCGCCAAGTTTTCTGTGTTGAAGAGAATAAACTTTTTGAACTGGCGCTGGTTTTTTGGGAGGAAGAGTGAAATTTCCGCCGACTCAAAGACAAGTTTTCTTTGGGTAAGCATCTCTTGGTTTTATGTATTGCGGCCATCGAGGATGAATATCATCTTCGGGAAGGTAACCTCCAAACTCAAATGGGTGAAAAATATAATCAGGTTTTCTCCATAGAGAAGACATAACACTAACAGGGTTTTCGATAAACCAAGGAACTCCGTGTTCATTTCCGAAACTTTCTACAACTCGCGCCAATTTTACAGCTTCAGCTTGAAAGTGAGGATTTTTTCTTCGCTTAGAAGCAAAATGCGCAGCTCCACTTACAGCTAAGTCGGTGCACGGAGGAAATCCAAATACAATATCTGGTTTAAGGTCTTTTAAAATGTTAGGGACAGATAAATCTCGGTTCAGGTATAAAATACCATCTTCATCTATTACTCCGTCTTTGTTTAGAATATCAATAGCTATGCAAGAATGACCAGCTTTAGCCCAAGGTTGAAGCATATTTCCGCTTTCGTCAAAAAGACTGATTACATTCATAATTAACTCCATTATTTCTTGAGGATATAATAGGGTTCGATCTGTTGCCCAGCGGCAAAACTTTGCAGCTTATAGGCAAGCTCTTGCGCTTGTTCCGGCGTCAGATTTTCGGTGTAGCGCATTCGACCTCGATAGACTGTGAGATCGATTGAGCCGTCGCGGAGTTGCAAGATGCGAATGGAGTATTTCATTAGTCCATCCTCGAGATTTCAAATGTTCCGTCCGGCTGAGTAATGCTTACCCATGCATAAGGGTAAAAACGGATGACTTCTTGCCGTAAAGTTGCTTGAGCGATTGGCTTAAGAGGCTGTTCGCTAGGGTAAATAATTTCTCCTGCCGATCCCATCTTCCACCCAGGCATGGGAGACCAGCCGCCGCCGTGGGCGTAATTATCATCAAACTGTTCGGCGGCAGAACGTTCGTCAATTTCACTCAAGAACAGTGGGATAAGGCCCAGGTGTTCTTGAGTATAACGATTGTCGAGGATTTCAAACTGGATCATGTTAAATCTCCGAAAAGTCTGCGAGTATAGGAAAGGGAGCGACTACGGCTTTAGCAAATTCTGCCTGACGAGCTTCGACAATCTGTCGAGCAACAGCGCGAAGACTTTCTGCTTCCTCATTGGTGAGTTCAAAGTTTAAATGCGTGTTGTTTCCGAGCTCGACAATAATGCTGCCGTTCATAATTCCGTAGACAGTGAAAGATGCAATACGCATTTTTATTCTCCTTTAATCTTAGCGACAAGTTGCTGTGCTATGTTAAACAAATCTTCGTCAGGCGCGAGGGCAGTTGGAATTGATCGCTGTTTAGCGGGGCGAAAGGTTCCAATATTCTCTCGAATGCGAAAGTGGAGCGTTTGATCGACAGGTCGAGGAATTATCAACTTGTCGTATGGGTTTGGGCTTCCGTCCGAGTGATAGATTTCACCATAGAGTCGCCGGAAGCGATAGAAACGGTGAGAAAAATTAATGGCTGCAGCGCGATCGGGAAGATCGTAGCTTCCACCGTTATGTGCGAGGGCTAGATCGGCAACTTCCCGAACGTCTGCGTAGATACCGAGACGTGAGGCCTTACTCATATGTTAATCCTTATATTCTGAAAACGTGGATTGCGGCGAGTGTAAGGGACGAAAGGCTCGCGAGCGCGATAAACCGCGAGAATTTCTTCCATGTTACCGATCGCAACCAGTTCTCGGCGAATTGGGTTGTAAAGAGCAAAAATGTTGGGTGCAATTTCCGCAAAGTGCCACGTATGATTAACTGAATATTTGAGGGAATTGGCAAGTTGAACTTGACTGCAAACTGCGGCGGATAAACTAGGCTGACACGAGCCTTCGTGGGTGCAAGAGGGGTTAATCATTGTAGATTTCCTATTTTGGTTCGCTCTAAACTGATGTTTCAATCTCACCTCATGGCTCGCTTCAATCAATTGTTTCTTTTCGTGCTATGTGGCTCGCTCAAGTATGTTGTTTCTTTCCCACACCACGGCTCGCTCTTGAAAATTGTTTCTGTCTATTTCCCCGGCGGAACAGGGATAATGTGTGCATGGCCTAAATGTTCGATCGCAAAAGGCTTAGGCGGAGGGCATCCATAATAGTCTCGATACATCACTTCATGAAGATGTGAGAGGAATAATTTAACGGTATACCTTTTTGCTCGCGCGTGAATGTGATTAGGCGGCAGCTTGCCATTGCTGTAACAGGCGTAAGCGTCGGTTTCTTTGCCGATCTTGAACCTTTCCAACTTAGTTTTTGCTTGTTCAGCATAAGCCCCGGCCTCGTTCTGCCGTGTTTCGTAATCCTTGCGCTGCTTGTAAATATGCCCATAGAAAGCATCAGGATTGCCGCTGACCTTGACAAAACTTTCTCCTAATTTCCAGCACAACGTTTTGAGTTGCCCGTTCCACGGACGCTTTTGTCCTTTGTCCCACACTTTTGTCGGGTCGAGACCGGCAAATGACCAAAACGCTCCTGCGACGGGTGCTTTGGTAATGTCAAGATGGGCGAGTAAACCAGCGGCAATGACAGGGCCGATCCCGAACTGTGCTCGCATCCATTGGCCAACTGGTGTAGACATGGAATAAGCATCAAGCGCAAGCTTAATCTGGTTTTCCAACACGCGGTTCATATCTGCCAGCCATGACAATACCTCGTGCGGTTCATCGCCCTTGGACATGGAGCGCACTTGCCCATCAGCTCGAATGCGGTTCTCCTGCATTTGATAGTAGGCATCTACCAAAAAACGCGCTTCATCATTACCAAGCGTTTTACTTGCTATTCGCTCGTCTTTAGATAATTTGCGAATAACTTCTCCAAGACCGTCAACCATTAATTAGTCTCCGTAATATGACTGCATATAGTTAATGCCTGATGATACTCACGCTCACCTTTGCCGCATCGAGCGCATATTTGTGTAGTTGCCTGTGCAAATTTCCCAGGCACAATTACGCGCGTTTGCCAGTCATGACCTTTGAAGCGACAAATGAGTCCCGCAATATTAGGCATTAGTGTCTCCCGCGGCTGCAAATGGGGCAAACTCAATGATCTGTTCGTCAGTCATGGCGAAGCTCCATCCGTTTCGCAGGCTCTACATGCACCTGCCCGCGCGCACCTTTAGCGATGCACTCTAGACATAATCCCTCGGGCGTGTAGCTGGAGCTGTAGTAGCCAACGACGATGCTATCCCACTCGGGACCGCTAATTTTACGCATAGGCGTTCCAATCGGATACAGTGCCGGGCCGCGATTATTTTTCCAGTCTTCTCCGAACTCTGGTGTCCAGTCAGTCATGTTCCTGTGATCTTTCCCACTGATCGGGGTTAGGGTAATTTGCCGGTCAGGATAACATGGGCGATGACGAATAGGCCGACCGCAGCCAAAACGTAGTCTGCCAAACTCATGCGATTTCTCATGACAATTCTCCTTTGTTTGCGAGGGCTGCGCCAGTGTCGCGGCGGTTCAGATCATCCACGTTCTTTCTCCTTGGCCTTGCGCTCGGCAAATGTCAGACCGTCTGCACCGCGCAAGGGCCAGCATGAGTTGGCGCTGCTACGGGTGCGAGCGCGAGGGTTGATTGGGGCGATCTGACGGATAGGTTGGGGTTGCATCACGCTTCCCCTTTGCCCGCGAGGGCTGCGTGAGTGACTGCGGCAACCTCGGCGAAACATTCCTCGTCTTCCTGAGTTACATCTTCCATTGTATCACCTTTCCAAAAACAGTTCATGAGCTTAGCCGTCGCCATTGCCAGAGCCGTAGCCGTCACCGGTGCCGCGGCCGGAACCGGAGCCATAACCGTTACCGGAACCGGAGATGTAGCTGGTGCCGTATCCGGAGCCGGAGCCAGCTCCGAAACCGGAGAGCATCTTATCAGCCATTGTAGACCGCCTGGGCGCGAATGACGCGCTCCGCTTCTTCGGTGCACTGGATGATTTCGCAGTTCTCCGTGAGGCAGATGCGATCCACGGGAGCCGACAACTTGCCGTCGGGGTGGACGCCGGACAGTGCGATGGCGTTGAGGAAGTCCCCCGATCCCCTGACCTTCCAATACCAGAGGCGGCGGGCTTCGGTGAGCACACAGGCGCGGCTATCGGTGGCTTCGAGCACGCCAGCATAAACGCCAGCATTGCGGCAGCGCACGATGACATACTTGCCGATCATGCCGGTATCCAGCGGCTCGGCACCGCCAAATATGGCGACCAGTGCCTTGGCTTCCCGGATAGTCAAATCGTCGATATTCATCACTTCACTCCTTGGTTGAAATAACGGTGCTCACTGACAGTTTGTCTTTTACCGCTTCACATTCTTCAAAAGTGCCGCCACAGATAAAATTGACAGCATCACCTCCAAAATTGGTCAGCACAATTGAGACAAGTTCGTATGGCGCATTTTTGCCTTTGCGAATTTCGTAACGCATTTGATTATTCTCCTGTTGCTTTGGGGATCATCCAGATAGCCTGCGACCCTCACCGCCACACTCCCCCCAAGTTGAAGGCCATTGCCCACGAGAGGGCATACAGTGCAGCGATAAGCGCGCGGGTCATGCGTCATTCTTTAGAACAAGGCCGGACCACTTCCAGCCCTTGAGATTGGCAATAGCTTTTGCGCTTTCGAGCAAGGCGAGCGTCATGGTTCGATCTTCAGGATGATTGCCCCAATGCTCTAGCGCATCGTCGAGCGTGAACCACCAGCAATCTGCTCCGATGTAGGCGACACCATCAACTTCAGCGATGCATTTACGGGAACCGTCAGCTGATCCAATATCCACAGGATTGCACGCTCGTGGGCCGATGTATGCCCTTTCGCCGATGCGCGTTTCTTTGGCAATGATCGCCCCTTCGTCGATGCGCGCTCCTTCGCCGACGCGCACCCGTGCGCCCGCTTTGATCCAGGTGAGGTTGCTCGGAGCAATCTGCCACCCGTATTCGTCTTTTTTCCAGGTCGCGGTAATCTCGCCAATGTCAGTCCACTTAGCCATGTCCGTTGTCCTTCCAAACAATGCCGCGCCCATCCCAGCCCTTTGTAGGCCAGCACACGACCAGCGCGGCAATGATGATGAAAGCGAGGATCAGGCAGTCCATGAATTGAACTCCTTTTCCATTTCCGCATCTCGGCGCTGCTCGTAAAGATAGTCTGCGTAGTCGTTCCGAGCTTCGATAGCCTCACTTTTGGCTTCCTCTTCGATGCGATCGAGGTCAGCGCTGGGAATTCTGCGCCAAACCGCGCGACTGATAGGCTTGCCGCTAAGCCAATAAAGCTCGAGGATTTCCGCCTGCTCATGGAAAATCCCTACGTCAGGCTCAGGTGGATAAATCTTCACCTTGGCGATAAGAGGCAGGCCGCCCCGAACCCTTGTTTCAAACTCCACAATCATAGCCTAAATCCTCACCTTGATTTTGTCGGGATCGATGCCACGCTTGAGCCATGCCTGACGGCGCTCTTCAGCCTTGCGACGTTCATGCTCCTGAATTTGCTTTTCCAAGCGGAGACGCTTTTCCTCTTGCCGTTGCCAGATATCGGCAATTTCCTGTATCGGAAAGCCTCCGACATAACCAGGCCGCTTGGTGGTGTAGCGCCGACGCTCTTCTGCATCCTTGAGCATTTGCCGGAGGAACTTAGCGCCGGCTTCAGTCGCACCAATGTTAATGGTGCGACCGGAGGGCAAGTGAACAATCAGGCCGTCAATGCCGAGTGAGACTTCGAGTTTGATGGGATCGATCATGGCCACACCTCTTCAAGGGGAAAGCCTGCCGCAATATCGGCGGCAATGGACTCAATCGCTTCATCATCAAGCCCCGAGGCGAGGAACAGATTATATTGTTCCTCGGTGATGGTGAAGCCTAGATAGGCCAGGCGCTGTTGGAATTCGTTATACATTAGTTTGACTCCTAAGTTATACTAAAGAACGGCGCGACTCTCATACCCCACAATATCAAAGAACAATTTATCGTATACCACAATTTTGACGATTTGGCAAGGCCCTGTCCCAGTTGTCTGCGCGCGTCCGCATTGGTCCGCATTGGTCCGCATTCGTTACCGCGTTGCGTGACTAGGGGTGCCCGTTTTTGGAAAATTGGGGGGCTAGTGTTGTTGTTTGGTATGGATGGGAGCCATACCCGTTTTTCTAAAAAAAAAAAAAAAACTCTTAGAAAAGAAGAAAGGGAAAAAACTGGGAAAAGAACAAAGCGCAAAAAACTGCGGAAGGACATAGCCTTGCTAGAGTTTAGAGCCATACGTGGCACACCATGCCGGAAC